AATCGGCGGTTGCTAGTGTTCTTTTGATAATCCTTTGTTTAGATAGTCATTTTGACATGAGACGGCAACGAATCCGAACCCGTTCTAACGCCAATGTAGAACTTACCGCCCGTATTCGTGTAAGAACGAGAGGGCGAAATATAATTATTTGAATTATGGAAGCAACTCAATCAAATCCGGCTATGGCCCTTCTTCAACAGGCCATGGAACTGATCTCCCCCAAAATGAGCATTCCTGTAGTAATAGATTACGATGCCATTACGAAAGCTGCGGTAAGGACAGTAGCCGAGGAAAGGAAAAAAATCTATAACCGCGTGCTTTTCACTCAAAAGGAAGCACAAGACACATACGGTAAATCGGTTATCAATGCCTTGGTAAAACGTGGTTTTCTCCAGCAATACAAGTTTGACACCCGTGAGGCCGTGGATAGGGAAGGTAATCCTATCATTAAGGCTAAAGGGGTAATTTATTACCGGATAGCGGAAATAGAAAAAGCTATTGAGGATGGGAATATCCTAAAAGGTACACGAAGAGGAACGATATAGTATTAACGATTAAAATATTACGATCATGAGTTTAATTAAAAAATCAACGGAATTGAATATTCCGACAAATGTAAAGATGATGCTTTACGGCCAAGCTGGTTTTGGCAAGAGTACAGTTGCATTGAGTGCTCCAATGCCGTTATTACTTGACTTCGACAACGGGGTTAAAAGAGTGAATGATTCCCATCTGCAAAGTGTGGACATCGTGCAAGTCACTTCTTGGAATGACATGAAGGTGCTAATGAGTGAAAATCTGTCAGCTTATCAATCAATAGTTATTGATACTATCGGTAAGATGATGGATTTCATTATTTCTTACAAATGTGGAACCCGACAGCCTTCTATTAGAGATTGGGGCGGTATCAATCAAGAATTTTCATGGTTTGTTCGCTGTCTGTCGGATTTGAATAAAAACGTCATTTTTGTCGCTCACAGGGATACACGAAAAGAGGGTGATGATACGGTTTTTGTCCCTGCGTTAAGGGAAAAGTCTTACAATTCGATCGTTACAGAATTGGATTTGTTAGGGTATATGGAAATGCGGAATGAGAATGGCCGGGTAAGAAGAACGATCACATTCGATCCGACAAATAGAAATGACGGAAAGAATACCTGTAATCTGCCATCTGTTATGGAGGTTCCGACTATTATAGACGTACAAGGGAAACCCACGGCAAAGAACGATTTCATCGCTACTCGGATTATTGCCCCTTATCTTGGTATGCTACAAGCTAAAAAGGCAGAACAAGAAGCATATAATAAGGTTTTATCAGATATAACAGGGTGTTTAGAATTGGTTGGGGATGCAGCATCCGCGAATGACTTCATCGCACATATTGACGATTTCAACCATGTTGGAAGTTCAAAAATGAAAGCGTCTATGATGTTGGCGGCTAAGGCTAAAGAACTTGGATTGGTCTTTGACAAGAATACTAAAATGTATAACGATGCAGCAGCTTAAATATAAATTTTACGCCACTATTCTTGACTCCTTTTGGGGGTATTTGAATAGTGATGTGGTTTGGGAAAAATACTGGGGGTGGTCTGAAAATCCACCCCACACACCCGAACAGTTTCACGAGTTGCAGTTTCAAGAACTCATTGATCGCATTAATCGTAAACCTTTCGATAGCGAAGCTGCGGATAAAGGGACAGCGTTTAACGAATTGGTGGATGCTCTTATAGAAAATAGGAAACCTAATAAGATGAACGTAGAGAGAAATGCCGAGAATACTTGCTATACGGTTGTTTACAATGACCGCACATTTGTTTTTCCCATTTCTCTTTGCCGAGAATTTGCCAATTACTACAAAGGCGCATTAACCCAACAAAGAGTAGAAGCGATTCTTCCAACCGCATACGGCAATGTTTTGGTTTATGGGGTAATTGACGAACTGATGTCAGCCAGCGTCCACGACATCAAAACAACCGGAAGCTATACCGTAGGGAAGTTCAAAGACCACCACCAACATTTGGTTTATCCATACGCTTTGATGAAGAACGGTTCGGATGTGCGGACATTTGAGTACAACATTGTAGAGTTCAACAAAGGCGGTTATGTGATAGATACCTATACAGAAACATACGTTTTCAATCCTGAACGTGATATACCAATCCTCACTAACCATTGTGAAGAGTTTGTCCGGTTCTTGGAAGAAAACAGAAAATTGATAACTGACACTAAAATCTTTGGAAATGAATGATGGAGTTTATTTTGGCGAAAATGGTAACGAGGTAATCGTAATCAATGGATTTGAATACTCACGAGAAGAATTTGATTCCCTTGTGGATATGTGTGGAGATTGCAATATGTAATAAAAAGAACCAGTAATATTAGGTTATGGCAAATCAAATAACCGGACGGATAACCGAAATCGGACAAACTGTTCAAATACCATCCAAAAACGGTGGTTCCTCGTTTACAAAACGGGAGTTCATTTTAGATGCTACCACTTACGACCCTTATACGGGAGAGCGTAGCGAGTATGAGAACATTATTCCCTTAGAGTTTTCAGGCGATAAGTGTGCAGAACTTGACCGCTTTAATCAGGGTGATGTTGTTACTGTATCATTTGTTTTACAAGGACGTTCTTGGACGAATCAAGACGGAGAACTCAAACGTATGGCATCTATTCGGTGCTACAAAATAGATGCGCGTGGTGGTGTATCGCAATCCCAACAAACAACATCGGTACAACAGCCAGCGCCACAGTCGACCTATCAGCAACAGCCGCAGAATTTCCCGCCTCCGGTTGATGCTAATGGCAATGTAAAGGACGATTTACCTTTTTAGCGTATGCTGTTCGACTTGAAGAATGAATATCAAATACCCAAGTTCAAGGAGTATGTAAACAAGCTGTTTAGTGAACGTGCGGTGGTGGAAGTGAAAAAGAAACTACCTAACCGCACGCTTGCCCAAAACAGCTACTTGCATCTTCTTTTAGGGTATTTCGGTAGTGAGTACGGTTGCAGTCTCGACGAAGCAAAAATTGATTTTTATAAGAGGACTTGCAACCGTGATTTGTTTGAACGTAAGATGGTCAACAAGAAAGGCAATGAAGTAACCTATTTGCGCAGTTCTGCCGAGCTGACAACAGGTGAAATGACTTTGAGTATTGACCGTTTCCGAAATTGGAGTGCATCTGTCGCTGGTATCTACTTACCAGCAGCTAACGAACAACAAATGCTTATTTACGCACAACAAGAAATTGAACGTAATAAAGAATTTATTTAAAATATTGAGATTATGAAGAATATTAGCGAAATGACAGAGCAAGAAATAATCGCTTTGTCGGACGAAGATGTCCAAAAAATGATAAAACTCCGCATGATGGAGGAAGGCATTAAACTTTTAGATAAACCGAAAGTTCCAGAATTGTTCGAGATTGAACCTGCCGACACACAGTATTTCTCTATCCCACTTTTGGATGGTTTTGCTTTTACTGACATTGAGGAAGCTACTAAGGTTGCGGAAATCCTGAAAAGTGCAAAGTCTTTACGAAAAGTTGATTACGATTGGAATAGACTTGGAAGTGAATACAAGTACCTTAAAAAGAGTGAACGATACAAGTTCAACGGGAACTCAGATTTTGATATTCTTTCAGGCTGGGCTTACTCCAATGAACTATATGCTAAGATTTCAAATTTTGCCGCACAGAACAAGGTAATGAAAGAACAAGCGGAGAAAGATAAAAAGGAATACGAAAAGCAACTTTCCGAATCGGCTGAATTAGTACAGGAGATAACAGAACGTGTTCGTGAGGTTCGCAACAAATACGACCGTCTTGAAACGCTTTCTTGCAAGTTTGCCACTGATTACTATCCGTTGTCCGACAATAACGAAGATATGGCAATGAAGTTCATGGTAAAGGCATACTCTTTAAATGACGAAGAACAATCGTTTGTACGCTCTAATTACAAGAAGCACTTGTTAAACAATGTACAATAAAGAATTTCTATGATAGAAACAAGAAAAACAGAAATCAGGTATGTGACATCTGACCCGAAAAAGATGCTCAACATGTACCTTGCAAAACGTGTCCTCAAAACATGGGAGGAGTCTTTCATTGATGAAGATACAGGTGAAACAGTAATCATCGAACGGAATGAAATTCTTTTTGACCGTGGCACGCTGATAGACCAAGACACTTTGGCGAAAATTCGTTTCAGTATGGAAGCTGACGGCATCAAGGAAGTGGAAGTCAGCAACCAGAACCGCTTGGCATTCGAGAACGAGAACAAATTCTTATATCCCTATCTTGCACAGGCACAAATAGGGGACAAGAAACATAAGTTCCTGCTGTATGCCACCGGATTGGAGAATTCTTGTAGTATCTTGAAAGATTACATCGAACTAAACTATATGTTCGGATTCACCTTGACAATGGTCAAGGAATTCGATTCTTGCGTGATTCTTACTGACAATTTGAAAGAACGCAAGATAGATGATGCCACCCTCGAAGAATTAAAAGATACATTCCTTTTAAACGATTCTGTAACGGAAGAAGATGAAGAAGAGGGAGATTCCAAGCCCAATGAAAAGAAATTCTATCAGATTGAGACGAAAATCACATTCACGGAAGGGGAGAATGAAGACGAAAGAGTCCAAACCTTTGTCGTGAACACCTTCAACGTTGACAGAGCGATGATGCTTATTACCCACTATCTCAAAAACAAAGAGGAAGAATGTGAGAAACAAGCCAAAGAAAAGGGACATGAGTTCAAAAAGAGAGAAATTCACACGGCTATTGAATCAGCCAAACCTATTCCGGTCGGGCGGTTTATTCCGAAAGAGTTTTCAATGGCTTATATGGAATAACTTTGTTAACCTGCCTGTCCGGTCTGTGAAGATGGGGCGGGCGAAAATGGGGGTGCGCAGTGGAGTGCTTTTGACTTTCGAGAGGTGCACATGGTAGAAAGTACGGTACGTGAGATATAAGGAGTAATTAACCTTAGAAGTAGCGCAAAAGGATAAGTCCTTAATTGGGTGTTCGAATCGCCCCATCTCCACATAAATGTGAGCCACACATAAATGGCAAGGGTTAGTAAATAATGGTTGTGCCCCGGAGAATACGCTTCGGGGCTTTAATAAAAAACAGCATGGAAACAAAAGAAATTACCAAGACTATTTACATTGCAAATGACGGGAAAGAGTTCTTAACGAAAGAAGATTGCGAACAGCATGAAAGGTTTGTTGAAGAAATACTTTCACGTATTAAGTATTTCTGTATCAGATATAATCCTGACTTAACAGAAACAGGAAATTTCTCTCATAAAATATATGTGGCTGTGTTTTCTAAACATTACCTATATAAAGATATTGCATTTCAATGGGCTTTAAAGAAGTTTGGTACTTACTTAGGGGAAAGCGTAATGGGATATGGCTTCCAACCCCATTTTAATGTAAGTGAAGTTTCTAAAGAAGAATATGAAGAATGCCCTGCTACTGTTTGGGGAGGCACTCCATTGAAGAGTGAGAAAATATTCCTTAGTCCTAAATCAGTAGAGGGATTTCCTGAAAACATTGACTACATGAAAGAATGGGGATTTAAATAATGCCATACTACATAAAACGAACAAAGGCCAAGAAGAAAGACAAGCCTTTACCTCTGTTTGATAAAGCAGGGATAACAATAAAGAAGAAGCCGGATTTGAAAGCTAAGCTCGACAAGGAGTTTTCCCTTTTTATCCGGCTTCGTGATTGTATGCCAAACGGTTTCTTCCGATGTATTTCATGTGGACAGATAAAGCCGTTTACACAAGCGGACTGCGGGCACTATTTCAGCCGCACACACCTGGCGACACGTTTCGATGAAAATAACTGCCATGCCGAATGCCGGCACTGTTTAACACCGGATTCTCTCGTCTTAATGAAAGATTTTATATGGAAACAGCTTGGTGAAATTAGTGTTGGTGAAGAAATATTTGCTTTTGACGAAGAAGTAATTTATAAAACTTCACGAAGATATAGGGTTGGAAGGGTTACACACATAGAACGTGATATTCAAGATGTGTATGAGGTAGAGTTAGAGAATGGAGATAAAATGAAGACAACTGCTAACCATAAATGGCTCGCAAGGGCAAGACAAGGAACTTCATACACATGGATTGAAACACAAGAAATGTGGGTTAATGGCGTAAATCTTCATGGGAAGCACAAGACCGGACCTCATACAGATAGGACTACGACCATTGTCTGTAAACCATTTCAAGTAATACAACAAGAAAAATCCTATGAAAGCGGATGGATTGCGGGAATGATTGATGCTGACGGACATATTTGTCAACAGAATATTTCTAATCCAGATGGGACGAAACGCTATGGTTTTCGTGTCGGTATAGCCCAATGTGAGAAGTACATGGATATTTGCTCTGAAATAAAACGCTTACTTGAAAAGTTCACAGGAAATAATAAAACTTGTCGGCAGATGATGGAAGATTCAAATAGGCGTGGCACGTTTAAAAAAACGTATCAATCTTGGCAATTTCTTATAACAGGTACAAACATAGAGAAGCTCCAATTTTTAATGCGTGTTCGTCCGCATAAAATTGAAAAGGTGGATATTGAAAAACTTGGCAAACTAAAATCTCAATATGATACCAAAGTGAAAGGTATCAAATATATAGGTAAAGAGGAGATTGTCGTGATGGAAACGGATACGCGTACTTTCATTGCTAACGGCTATGCCATGCACAACTGCAACAGGTTCAAAGCCGATCATTTGGAAGACTATCGGGTGAATCTGATAGCCAAAATCGGGCAACAGAAATTTGACTTGCTGAAAGTGAAAGCTGATGGTACTTCCAAAATGACTGATTTTGAGTACGAACAGCTAATCAAGTATTACAAAGCACTTAATAAGAAATTACGAAAGGAGAAAGGGTTATGAGTTATAAAAAATCATGTAATAAGATGCCTGATTTGTCAGGACATAAGTTCGGTAGATGGCTTGTATTGCATAAGGATTTGGATAGATTAGACCATAAAGGAATTAAATCTTATTATATCTGTCAATGTGATTGTGGTTCTATTCATTCTGTTAGTGCTTATGGATTACGAAATGGAACATCAAAAAGTTGTGGGTGTAAAACAAAAGATAGAATCACTAAGTATAATTATAGGCACGGTTTGTCAAGAACTGATATTTATAGGATTTTTAGATGTATGAAAGAACGATGCTATTCACCTAAACATTCAAGCTATAAAAATTATGGAGGCAGGGGAATAGGTATCTGTGAAGAATGGAAAAATAATCCTGAGTCGTTTGTTAATTGGGCTTTGAATAGTGGTTATCAAAAAGGGCTTACTATTGATAGAAAAGATGTAAACGGAAATTATTCTCCTGAAAACTGTAAATGGGCTACCAGAAAAGAGCAGGTTAGAAACCGAACTAATACTGTATATATACATATTGATGGCAATCGGTATTCTCTTTCTGAATTTTGCGAAAAGCATAATCTTAGTTATGGAGCCGCATGGCAGAACTTTAGGAGAAATAATAGAAATGAAGAATTATTAATCAAATACTTATTGAGAAAATGCAATTCCGTTTGAGAGATTACCAACAGAAAGCCTCTGATGCTGCCGTTTCTTTCTTCAATAACAAGGCGAAGAAAACAAATGCCATTATGGTGTTACCTACGGGCAGCGGAAAGTCGCTTATCATAGCGGATATAGCCGCAAGGCTTGACGGTCATACCTTGGTGTTCCAGCCCTCGAAGGAAATACTCGAACAGAATTTCAAGAAACTCTGTTCATACGGTATTCTTGATTGCAGCATCTATTCTGCATCCTTTAACTCAAAAGAAATAAGCCGGATAACATTCGCCACCATCGGCAGTGTGAAGAATCATCCCGAACTGTTCACCCACTTCAAGAACATCATCGTGGACGAATGCCACCTTGTTAACCCTAAAGAGGGTATGTACAAAGATTTTTTTGATGCGGTGAAGTGTAAGGTTCTTGGACTGACAGCTACACCGTATCGTTTAAGTTCCAGCCGTGACTTTGGTTCTATGCTGAAATTTATCACCCGGACAAAGCCTCATGTCTTTTCAGAGGTCATTTATCATGTACAGGTATCAACCCTATTAGATATGGGCTATTTGGCGAAGTTGAATTACTATCCAATGAATCCTTTGGGATGGAACGAACTTAACTTGAAAGTAAATACTACTGGTGCCGATTATACAGATAGGTCAGTTCAAAGAGAATATGAACGGATAGACTTTTACGGCTATCTCGTTCATATTGTCCAAAGACTGATGAATCCCAAAGCCGGAGGAAAACGGAAAGGTATTTTAGTCTTTACCCGTTTTCTGAAAGAAGCGGAGCGGCTTACCTGGTCTATACCCGGAGCCGCAATCGTTTCGGGTGACACCCCAAAAGGTGAGCGCGAAAGGATACTTGAAGCATTCAAGGCTGGTGAAATTTCGGTAGTGGCGAATGTCGGGGTATTAACCACCGGCTTTGACTATCCGGAACTTGATACAGTCGTTATGGCACGTCCTACAATGTCGCTTGCTATGTGGTATCAGATAGTCGGTCGTGCCATCCGCCCGCATCCTTCCAAAGAATGTGGCTGGATTGTGGATTTATGCGGTAATATCAAACGTTTCGGAGAGGTGTCGGACTTACGGTTGTTTGATAGTGGAAATGGGAAATGGGCAGTTTACTCGAAAGGAAGGCAATTAACAAACGTGAGATTCTAAAACTATGGACGAAGGATTTTTGAGGCTAAGCCGCAGGTTTTTCTCGAATGAAATGTGGAATGAAGCCCGTACTTTTAGCAGTTGTGAAGCGTGGTTAGACTTAATCCAGTCTGCACGATTTGAGGCAACGCCCCGAAAGGAGAGTATCGGAGGTCGAGAAATCTCTTATTCAAGAGGTCAATATCCTGCATCCATAAGATTTTTATCTCAACGCTGGAAATGGTCTGAAAAGAAAGTGCGTTCCTTTCTTGTACATCTTAAGAAAAAAGGTATGATAACTGTTGAGTGCAATCAGGGAATGAACCTTATAACCCTATGTAAATATGAAGAATATAATCCAATGGGCACAAGTAAGGGCACATGCAAGGGCACAGATATTGAAAAGAAAATCAAAGAATTACAGTCCGAATGGGCACAGCTAAGGGCACAACTTGGGGCACAGTCTGTGAACAACAATCTGCCGCAATCCGAACTTTTGCAAAAATCAGGGCACACGGAGGGCACAAATACAAAGAAAGAAGAAGAAAGAGAGTATATAGATATATCTTCCCAGCAAAAGAAAGAAAATACTCCTGACGGAGTATCAAAGAAAGACAAGCTTTCTTCGCCCTCTCTTTCTGAAAAGATTGATTACAGCGGATTGATGGAATACTATAATTCCACATTCAAAGATAGACTCCAGCAGATAAAATCAATGACCGATGTGAGAAAAAAGGCTGTAAAAGCCCGGATAGCCCAATATGGAAAAGAGTCAGTGAGGACTGTTTTCAATCTCATTCTTCAATCCCCATTTCTGCTGGGAGCTAATGACCGCAATTGGAAATGTGACTTTGATTGGATTTTCAAACAAGCAAACTTTACTAAAATATTGGAAGGAAATTATAATGGGAAACGAACTGATACTGTCACCACAAGAAGAGAATCGGTTAGTCGTCTTAAAGACCTCGCCGGAGAAATATTGCGAAACTCTACGCCCGAAAAAAGTTGAGGATGTATTTCTAAGCAATGAGCCGGCCATAGGGACTATAATCAGAAAACTCGGAGAGCCGCAGGCGAGAGCCATATTGGTAATTTTAATTGCTGACGCTTTGGCGTTCTTCAATGTGGTTAATACCATGTCTGACACACAGGTTGCAATGACCGTAGACTTAATCATTGAGGAATACCCTTACATGAAAACTGACGATTTCAAATTGTGTTTCAAAAATGCAATGAAAATGAAATATGGAGAAAGTTACAACCGCATAGACGGGCAAGTTATTATGGGCTGGTTACGTGAATACAACAAAGAACGTTGTGCTATTGCTGATAGCCAGTCATGGAATGAGCATAAATCACACATGGCTGATGAGCAAAGAACAACCAATGGGATGTTCTACGAAGAATATCGGGAGGAACTTAAAAAACGTGCACTGTCCGGTGACAAATCTGCCATCAACGCCTTGAGGATGTCGGATGAATTGATTGCTGAATTGAATAGAAAAAGATACGAGGGTCTGGAAAAGAAGCCAAGCGAGTTTTAATAGGGGTAAAACGTATGAAACTAACAATCTGTTGGATGGCAAAAGGTCGACAAAAGCGTTTCTATAACTATAACGATATATGCAGGAAATTCGGAATTTCACGGTATATGAGCATCAACCACGAAACGCCATGCGAAATTAAAAAAGAAGATTTGTTGCTTCTTCGTGAATGCGAAAAACGAGGGTTTATCCAAATAAGAAATAAATAATTTATACACGATTATGAAACCAAGAAAACAATTAATTGACGCCGCCACAGCCGATGGTAGCATTGACAGAATGAACAGCCTTCTTTCAGCCGCACACATACTTAACTGCGAAGCCAACATGCTGATGGAGGAAGCGGCAGACTTGATGAGCGCCAAAGGACTGCTTCTCGGAAACCTTAAGAAGCTGCATAACAATTTCGTTAAAAGCGCAGATTTGTACTTTCTGGAATTCTCCTCACTCGTAGAGACAGAGAAATCGAAGATAGATATGTTCAGGGACATGGACGACTTCGACGCCAAGTTCCGCAAGTGGGCAAAATTACCGTCTGATTGGAAACCTAAAGAAGTGAAACAATGAAATTATTGAAAGAAATAGCATAATGAAAGAATATATAGAATTTTTAAAAGACAAGATGGCCATCAGTCGTCAGACCGGATTTGAAGTCAATCCGGATGAATTAACCCCGTCGCTATATCCCCATGTGAAAGATACTGTTCGTTGGGCGGTGTCCGGCGGTTGTCGTGCGATATTCTCCAGTTTCGGTATGCAGAAAACCGTTACTCAGTTGGAGATACTTCGGGTAGTTCTGAAACACAAAGGTGGCAAAGGGCTGATAGTATGTCCCAAGCGTGTAGTAGTTGAGTTCCTTACACAAGCGGAACAACATCTGCACATGAAAGTGACCTATGTACGAACTATGGCTGATGTGATGATATGCCCGACTGACATCATGGTTACGAACTACGAGCGTGTGCGCGACGGTGAAGATGGTGTAAGAATAGAACCTTCCTCCTTCACCGCAACATCATTGGATGAAGCGAGCGTATTACGTGGTTTCGGTACCAAGACCTACCAGGAGTCCCTTCCCTTGTTTGCGGATGTTCCCTACCGCTTTGTCGCCACCGCCACGCCATCGCCCAATAGATACAAGGAGCTGATACATTATGCCGGTTATCTCGGTGTGATGGATACCGGGCAGGCGCTTACCCGTTTCTTTCAGCGTGACAGCACGAAGGCGAATAACCTTACCCTTTATCCGCACAAGGAGAAGGAGTTCTGGTTGTGGGTAAGTACATGGGCGTTGTTCCTCACCAGACCGTCCGACCTTGGTTACCCCGATACCGGATATGAATTGCCGGAACTGCGTGTACATGAAGAAGTGGTTAGTGTTGATAACTCCACTGCCGGAACCGACCGTGACGGACAAGTGAAGATGTTCCGTGAGGCTGCTCTCGGACTTGCCGACGCAGCGAAAGAACGTCGGGACAACATGCAGGAAAAGATTGCCCGTGTGGTGGAAATCATTAACCGTCCTGAAAACAAAGACGACCATTTCCTTTTATGGCATGACCTGGAGAATGAACGGAAGGCTTTGTGTGACGCCATACCCGGATGTAAGGCTGTGTACGGCTCGCAGGATGATGAGGAAGCCGACGAAGTGATAGCGGACTTTAAGGACGGCCGTCTGAAATATCTGGCTGCCAAACCGGAGATGCTTGGTGAAGGTTTGAACTTCCAGTACCACTGCCATAAGGCAATCATGTTCATTGACTACCGTTTTAACGACAAGTTCCAGGCGATAGCCCGTATCTACCGTTTCATGCAGCAGCATCCGGTTGACCTTTATCTGGTCTATGCGGAAAGTGAGGGAGAGATATACAAGAGCTTCATGCAGAAGTGGGCGCAACACCGCGAGATGGTAGCCAAGAAGACCGATATAGTCCGCGAGAACGGTTTGTTCGGCTTGCAGGCAGAGGAGAAGATGATGCGGTGGATGTTTGCCAGCAGGGAAGAAAAGTCCGGCAAACTGTGGAGGGCAATCAATAATGACAATGTTCTTGAATGCCAGACTATGGAAAGTAATTCGGTGGACTTGATTGTAACCAGCATCCCGTTCTCCAACCACTATGAGTACACTCCGACCTATAACGACTTCGGGCATAATGAGGACAACGGCAAGTTCTTCGAGCAGATGGATTATCTTACACCGGAGCTTATGCGTATTCTTAAACCCGGTAGGTTAGCTTGCATCCATGTGAAAGACCGTGTTTTGTTCGGCAACGCCACTGGTGACGGTATGCCCACCATCGACCCGTTCAGTGAAATGACTGTATTCCACTACATGAAACACGGGTTCCGCTACATGGGGCGCATCACGGTGGATACGGATGTGGTAAGGGAGAACAACCAGACTTATCGGCTTGGATATACGGAGATGTGCAAGGACGGTTCAAAGATGGGTATCGGTTGTCCTGAGTATGTCCTTCTTTTCCGCAAGTTGCCTTCCGACACCTCACGGGCCTA